AATATATGAAATTAAAAAGAGAACTAGAAATTTATAAACAAAACTTTCGTTCTATTTATAAAGATCAAGCCCTTCGACTTATATGTGATAATTATTTGATCAATCTCAAAACCATGATTAGTAATCATGGTATGAATCAAACAATTATCTATCATAAGGAGATACTGAGGTTCATGCAACAAAGTTGCATGGATCAAAGTACAACCTTCAACCAGAAAATTTTCTGGACGAAGATGAGACAAGGTTATCCTAGTTTCCTGATCAAGGGAATTAAGACACCTATGTCTCAGCTTATGACATCTTTGAGATTCAGACAAGGACTTTTAACGATTTGTAATTGCTACAAAACGTTAAAGGCCCCTATCAGTTATGATGTTTCCACCATAACTCAAGTGAATCACAAAGTTCATACAAGTCGATACGCCGAATTAATCGATGATATAGCTTTCCACTTTGAGGACTTCCTCAAAGCTAGGAAAGTTATACCATTCGAATTAAATTCGGCCCATAATCCAATATTCGTAACACCAAAAGCATCTGCTCAAGGAGCGAATGCAATTGGTTATACGAGCATATTGGATGCAATAGCTTGCCAGACCTCTGGAATAATTCCTATCCAAGAGAAGATTGCAGAGAGAGTTTTTACTCTCGAAGCTTTCAACTTATGGAAGAAACTTATTCAAGAGTCTCTTTCCATTGGAAATTCAGATGGCGTGAAAGCAGATATGACGGCTCGACTCCATTTCCTTCAAGAAGGAGGTGGGAAGACCCGCGTAATCTGTATTCCCGACATCTGGACCCAAACTGTACTGAAACCAATTCACGACTACCTTATGATGGTCTTGAAGAGGTTTCCCTGTGATGGTACATTCTCTCACAATCTTATCGCTAAGAGAGTTAGAAAATATACTAAAACAGAGCCTCTTAACTGTTTCGACCTTAGGGCCGCAACAGATAGGATGCCAGTTGATCTACAGGAAAAAGTTTTGGAAAAACTTCTTCCCGGGGATCTAAGTACACTTTGGAGATCCCTTTTAACTGACAGAGATATCAGTTATCCGGGCGGGCAATTACGTTATGCTGTAGGTCAGCCTATGGGGATGTTATCCTCATGGGCTGCCATGGCAATAACGAATCACGCCATCATCAACTATGGCAAGAAATCCAAAATGGATTTCTATGCTGTGATTGGTGATGACATGGCTATTGCTAGTAAGCATGGCACGGAGAAATATGAGAGTGTTCTCGATGATCTAGGAATGGAGATCTCAAAAGAGAAATCCGTTCTAAGTTCAAAGGGAAACAATCTCGGTGAGATCGCCAAAAGATTATTCATCAATGGCGGTGAAATCTCACCTATTCCTCCGGACATTCTTATAAAGTCAACAGGAAACCTTATTGGTTTCTTAGAGTTTATAAGAGTGTTTTCCGAGAAGCTCCACCATTCAGATCCTGGTGGTTATTCCGACTCTGAGTATCGTACCATTCTCGAACAACTGTTCCACAACAGTAAGTTCAAGAATGATTACGATGCCCATGTCCTTCTGACCTGTCCCGCATTGGAACACTTCCCAGTGCTCCCACTACTTCCTCCCCTTTCGGGGATAAGAAGCCCGTGGAGGACGGATCTACCAGTAAAAAGATTACTGATGGATCTAGACCGCTTCCTATTGGAAGAGGCTAATCAGAGGACAAATCAAAAGGTGATGGAACTAGATCCTAGTTTCAACCCTTCTGGTTTTGTCGAGTCGACAAAACTAAGAAAGTCTCCTCTATACGAAGAGTACAAGGCCCTTCATAAGAAGGAACTTCTACAAATCATAAAAAGGATTAATACCACTTATATCGACGAAGAAGCAGATGGCTTTGCCAACGGCCCACATCGCGATATAAAGGATATTCTTTCTTATCCTAACCCCTTAAACAATGGTTTATCTGAGATATACCTGAGTAAAAGGAAGTTAAGACTTCGGAATACGCATAGCTTGATCCAGAGGTTTCTAGATAAGACTCCTTTTTATCGTAGTCCTACCTATAAACGTAAATAAAACGATGCGGTTTACAACCGAAAAGTTTTGTACATAATTCAATGTTGATC